CAGTAAATGAAATTTCAGTTACGAACGCAGCAACTGGAAACAATCCAGTTATTTCTGCAACAGGTGGTGATACAAACGTTGGAATTACATTAACACCAAAAGGAGATCTTGGAAGAATTACATTAAACGGTGAATCAAAAATATTTGGTGTATTTGAAAATGCAACTATATCTACAACTTTCATAACAACATTTACATATGACGTACTTACACAAGCTGTATATTTTCAAAACGTTAACTTAGGTGCAAATTTTACAGTTAATTTAAGAGGAAATGCTTCAACTGCATTAAACGCGGCTCTAGCTGTAGGTGAATCTGCAACAGTTGCATTAATCACAAAACAAGCCAACACAACATTTTTTAATAACGTAGTACAAGTTGATGGAACAACAACTGGTGTTACATTAGTTTATCAAGGTGGAAGTACTCCAACAGCTGGAAACGCTTCATCTAATGATGTCTACTCTTACACAGCTCTTAAAACAGCAGCATCAACATACACAATATTAGCGTCGCAAACTCAATTTAAATAAGGAGAAGAAAGAATGCCTTTAATTTCTACAAGAGGTGGTGGTTCAGCAAGAGGATTTGGATTTTCAGGAGGATTTGCTCCAGGACCACCAATAGATTTTGATTTTTTAGTAGTAGGTGGTGGAGGCCCAGGAAACGGCAACAGAGGCGGAGGAGGTGGAGCAGGCGGTTTTAGAACTTCATTTCCAGGGGGAACAAAAGTTACAATATCATCAGGTCTTAACACAATTACAGTTGGTGCAGGTGGAGGAGGTGGAACAGTAAATGGAGATGATTCAGTAGCTGGATCAATCACTTCAGCTGGAGGTGGATATGGAGCAGGGCCTAATATCGTTGGAGGTAATGGAGGATCAGGCGGAGGTGGAGGACACTCTCCTGGATTTCAAGGAGGATGGCCTGGTGGATCAGGTAATACTCCAAGCGTATCTCCTTCACAAGGAAATGGTGGAGGAAAGGGATTTCCGGATCAAGGCGCTGGAGGCGGCGGAGGAATAGGTGGCGCAGGAAGTGCCTCAGGTGGACCAGGTGGACCAGGTGGACCAGGAGCAGCTAATTCAATTACAGGATCACCAGTAACTTATGCTGGTGGAGGCGGAGGAGGAGAAAATGGTTCCGGAGGACCCGGCGGAGGAGGAAACGGAGGCCCAGCTGCACCAGGATCAGCAGGAACAGTAAACACTGGTGGAGGTGGCGGAGGTAATGCATTCACAGGAGGTAGTGGAATAGTTATTTTAAGAGCTCCTTCAACTGCAAAATTTTTAGTGGCTCCAGCAACAAATACAATAACAAGTGCTCCAAATGGAGATCAAGTTATTAATTTTACTGTTACAGGAACTTTAAGAGTTTAATATGGCACATTTTGCAGAACTAAATTCAGATAACATAGTTTTAAGAGTACTTGTGGCTTGTAATCAAGATATTATTAAAAATGGTGGAGAACAATCAGAACAAGCAGCTAAACATTTTGAATCCATATGTCCATTAAGTGTGAACGGAGTAAAATGGGTACAAACTTCATATAATAAAAAATTTAGAAAAAATTTTGCAGGAATCGGATATAAATATGATTCAGTAAAAGATGAATTTGTTAGCAAACAATTTTATCCGTCTTGGACCTTAGATTCAAATAACGATTGGCAAGCTCCTATTCAATACCCTAGTGTCACTACATATGGAGACGGTTTTGAATATAAATATATAGAGTGGGATGAAGATAATTTAAGATGGGTAGGTTTTGATGATAATATTCCACCTAATAAATTTCAGTGGATTCCTGGCTCTTCTTCTTGGTTATCTATAATATAGAGTAATACTTTACAACAAATAGAATTTTTGTTATATATCTGTTCAAAGATATACATATATGAATCTGTTACATCATTATTATTATTTTACAGAAGTTTTGACACCAAAATTTTGTGATGAAATAATAAAATACGGTACTGAACAACAAGAATATTTAGCATTAACAGGTAATGAAACAGAAAAAGTTAAGAAGGAAAAATCATTAGATAAAAAAAGTCTTAAAGATTTAAAAAAAAGAAGAGATTCTAATATTGCTTGGTTAAATGATAAATGGATATATAAAGAAATACAACCTTACATAAATGAAGCTAACAGATTAGCTGGATGGAATTTTGATTGGGATTGGTCAGAATCATGTCAATTTACAAAATATAAACTAAATCAATTTTATGATTGGCATTGTGATTCTTGGCATGGACCATATAATAATCCTGATAATCAAAACACACATGGAAAAATAAGAAAATTATCTGTTACATGTTCCTTATCTAATCCAGAAGATTATAAGGGGGGTGAATTAGAATTTGATTTTAGAAATTCAGATAATTTAAAAAAAACATCTTTAAGAAAATGTACAGAAATATCACCAAGAGGAAGCATAGTTGTATTTCCCTCTCATGTATGGCATAGAGTTAAACCAGTGACTAAGGGTACAAGATATTCATTAGTAATTTGGAATTTAGGGTATCCTTTTAGATAAAAATTATGGACTTTAAAAAAAATAAATTTGTAGTAATAAAAAAAGCAATTTCAAAAGAATTAGCAGAATTTGCATCTAATTATTTTTTACTCAGAAGGCAAGCTTCAAAAACTTTGTTAGAAACAAAATACATATCTCCATTTGCTGATGAGTGGGGTATATGGAATGATGAAATGATTCCTGGAACTTTTTCTTATTATGGAGATGTTGCTATGGAAACTTTATTAGTAAAATTATTACCTTTAATGGAAAAACATACCGGTTTAAAACTAAATCCTAATTATGCTTATGCAAGAATTTATAAAAAAGGAGATTCTTTATACAGACACAAAGATAGATTTAGTTGTGAAATATCAACTACGTTATTTTTAGGTGGTGATAAATGGCCGATTAAATTAGAGCCAAGCGGAAAAGAAGGAAAAGAAGGAATAGAAATAGATTTAAATATTGGTGATATGTTAGTTTATAGAGGAGGAGAACTTGAACATTGGAGAGAGACATTTGAAGGAGAAAATTGTGTTCAAGTATTTTTACATTACAATAATTTAAAAACAAAAAATTCAAAAGAAAATATTTATGATTCAAGACCACATTTAGGTTTACCTTTTTGGTTTGCTAAAAATAAAGAAAAAAAACAAAATGGATAAAGATAAAATAATTGAAGAACTAAAAGAACAGCTTCAAATGGAAATTATGGTAAAAAAATCTGAAGTTTTATTAAATAAAGAATTAAAAGAAAGAATAGAAAAAATTGAATTACACAAAGAAACATTAATTGAAATAAATGAACAGTATTCAAATTTAATAGGAAAATTAAGAGCGAGACTTAAAGAATTAATTGTTAGATAAATGGAAATAAAGTTAATAGATAATTTTTTAGAAAAAAATGTCTTTAACAATATAAAAGACATTTTAACAAATGATAAATTTTGTTGGTATTATCAACCAATTGTTGGAAATAAAAACGATTACTCTGATTTTTTTTTCTGTCATTTTTTATTTGAAAATAATCAACAAACAAGTCCTTCATTTTCAAATATTTTAATGCCTATCTTAGGCAAGTTAAATTTTAATTATTTAATAAGAGCTAAGATTAATTTATACACTAAAAAAGATAAAAAAATAAAGACTGCATTTCATAAAGATTTTAATGAAGAGCATACCGTAGCATTATATTCAGTAAACACAAATAATGGTTATACCTTATTTAAAAATAATCAAAAAATATTTTCAAAAGAAAACCAATTAATAATTTTTAATGGTAATTTAGAACATTGTAGTGTTGCTCAAACAGATGAAAAAATAAGAATAAATATTAATATTAATATAACATGAAATATAAAATAATTGATAATTTTTTAAACAAAGAGGAATTTTCTACATTAGAAAATGTGCTTCTTGGAAACAATTTTCCATGGTATTTAAATGATGGTATAAATTTTATTGGAGACAAATTTTTTCAATTTGTTCATAACTTTTATCAAAACCATTCAATACACTCAGATTTTTATCCAGTGGTAGAGCCTTTGGTAAAAAAAATAAATCCATTATCTTTAC